GTCTTGATAATGTCTTCCTTGGGGAAGAATATGCCAGCGTCTTCCTGCCCGGGCGTCATCGCTTTGTAGATACGCGAGAGCGAGTCGGAACCCCATTCGAGGTCAGCGGAGGTGGCTGCCTGCTTGGTGTGGGGAAGGGGTTTGTGGGGCATATCGATATCTAGTCTTCAGTGAGCAATTGGCTCTTGCCGCCAAGAACGACAAGAGGAAGTATCATAATGCGAACATTTCGACAAATTTGCCCCCGGGCAGTAAATGTTCTGCCAGAGGTATAACGGGCACCAATCACCGCCTTATAATCGCCGGTTAAAAACGGATTGGTATCCCCATTTGAATGGATGCCACCTGAGAACGACAGATTATACGATGCACCCGTTTTAGTCAATCTCGGTGTTCCCTGCCCAATGACATGAATGTTATCTTCTCCGAAGTTCGTTGAACCTTTGACGTAGAATGGTCCGTAGACTGCTCTACCTATCAATGGTCCAGAAACTATTTTGTGGTAAAATCGTTCCTTGCCTTGTGTGATTCTTTCATACGGGCCCGGCTGCGAAACTGCCTCTAGGAATTTTATCACCGCAGGATGTTTCGATATTGATCCTTGTTTCTTTCCGTCAGCAACAGGAGTTGCACCACTATATTGCTGAAAATCTCTCGCGGTGGCGCCCATCTTGTGTGAAATAAACGCGACATTCTGCAATTTTTTATCTTTCCAGGCCACCAATGCGACATCAGCCTTTGGGACGCCTGCGATTTTATTGATACCGACGACGTTTTTGAATGTGTATTTGCCGAGCTTCACCGTGATGGGTTTGCAAATCTTCATAAACTCCGCATTCAATGTCTTCAATACTGCCAACTCTCCAGCCTCTGTGGATGAAGGCACATGTAATATATATGGACTTTTCTTTTGTGTTACATAACACCAGAGTAGACCATGCACCGCTTTTGTTCCAGCCATATCTATATTTAGTCTAACACAAACCACACCTAAATATCTCATATGAAAACCGAGCAGGATTATGATCCGACGCGGTCGCATCAGACGACCAATACGCTCTATGGAAATCACTATCGGTTCGCCATAGAACGGTTGCCGGATCTAACATTCTTCGTGCAGAGCGTAGCAACACCAAACGTCACCGGCGCCGTCTCGGGCCAGGTCAATCCATTTGCGGTTATCAACCATCCCGCCGAGCGTTTGACCTACGGGACGTTCACTGTGACGTATATGGTCGATGCGAGTTTCAAGACGTATTTCAGTCTCTACTACTGGATGAAGGGCTACGGATTTCCCCACGACTTTGACGAGGTCAAACGGTTCCGCGCCAAGCAATTGTCGAATGACTATGTCAGCCCACACGCGCAGCCCATCGATTTGGAAAAGACGACCGCCTTAATAACAATTCTGACGCCCGACACAGCCAGCATTGTGGCAGAGATAAACATCGATGATGTCTTTCCGACCGAACTGACCGGTCTCGATCTTACGTCGACGAATACCGAGGCGCCCGTCCTGACTACCACCGCAACATTCTCCTGTTCCACCTTTGATGTTACCTTGACATAGACTGCGGGCCGTGCTATCATAGTGGAACTATGACACTCGACCAATACCTCGCAGAATGGACGACCGATGCCGCACTCGACCTCGCGGCACTCGATGAATCCGCACGACAGGTGCCGTTACTACACGCCAAGTGGTGGAACTACTACACCTACGAACGTCTGCGCTACAAGAAAATCGACAGTGACTACAAGGTGCTGTATCGCCAGAAGTGGGAATACTTTTTGGGGAAGATGGATGATGCCGAACGCCTAGAACTTGAATGGCCGCCACAACCACTGAAGATTCTCTCGGGGAATGTGCATATCTATATGGAAGGTGACGCAGAGATTCGGGACTTGCTTAAACGAAAAGCCTACATAGAAGAAATCCTCAAATTCATAGAGGATGTCATCAAGTCAGTCAACACACGCAACTTTGTGATCAAGTCAGCAATTGATTTTTTGCGATTCAAAAACGGATTATAAATTGTGGGCTAATGAACCACGCAATAAAACGTATGACGAACCGTATCGAACTTGCCAAACTTTTTGCGAGGCTAGGATTCACAAGAGGTGCCGAGATCGGCGTCTGTTGGGGGCGGTACAGTGAAATTCTCTGTCGCACGAATCCCAACCTGAAACTCTTGGCTGTCGATGACTGGCGCAGGAACAGAACACACAGAAGTTATGCGGGCACTAAGCGCCGACTGGCGAAGCTCAACGTAACCATCGACAGACGTTCTAGCATGGACGCCGTCGTCGATGTCGCAGACGAATCGTTAGACTTTGTCTTCATCGACGCCGACCATAAATACGCCTCCGTCTGTGAGGATATTCGAGAATGGTCAAAGAAGGTTCGTATAGGTGGCATTGTATCGGGGCACGATTATTACAAAACCCGTGGGGAAAATCTAGGCGTCATTAATGCGGTTAACGAACATGTCGCGAAGCATGGGTATGTGTTACACCTAACCAACCAGATTGAGAACGACGACATCTATCTTGCGATGGACGGCCGGGGAAACGTCATCGATGGCAACTGGGACTCACTCACGGTGGATGATCGCCAACCAAGTTGGTATTTCGCGAAAATCAGATAATATTACTCATCTAAATATTGGTACATGACGATTGTACCAGTAGATGATGTATGGATACGTGTCGAATGTGAAGATCATGAGGCCCAAGAACTAAGCTCATTCTTCACATTCGACATTCCCGGCGCACAATACATGCCGGCGTATCGCAAGAAAAACTGGTCGGGTAAAATTCGTTTGTTCAAATTGCGCGGGCACCTGCTTTACCGCGGCCTTCTGTCTCGGTTGATGACGTTTGCCGCACAGCAGGGCTATCAGGTCACGAATGAGGTGCCGATAGCTAAACCCTTGTATCCAGACACACTGGATGACTGGGTGAACGCGCAGCCGCTACCAGTCGTGCCGAGAGAGCATCAGGTAGCCGCATTGCGGACATTATTAAATACGCATCGCGGCATCGTGCTTTCTCCTACAGGTAGCGGCAAATCACTTATTATTCATCTCCTGACACAAGCATTGGATGTGCCGACATTGATTGTCGTGCCGACCACAGGGTTGGTGGCGCAACTCACCGCCGACTTTGTCAGCTATGGTGTCGATCCAGATCGCATTCAGACGATCCAAGCGGGTCGTCCGAAAGACCGTCAAGCACCGATTGTCATTAGTACGTGGCAATCTATCTATCAACTTTCGGCAGAATACTTTGCCGATTATCCGTGCGTGATGGTTGACGAAGTGCATTTGGCAAAAAGCTCGTCCTTGGTCGGACTCATGGCCAAGTGTTTGGTGACACCGTATCGATTTGGATTTACCGGCACCTTAGATGATACACACGCACATCGGCTAATTCTTGAGGGGCTCTTTGGTGATGTCACACAAGTCACCACGACACACGACCTAGTCGAGCAACAGCAACTATCGCCGCTACGGGTCAAGATGTGTGTAATAAAATATCCTGCCTCCGCATGTAAAGACATGCGACGGGCTTTATATCCCGATGAAGTGGAATATCTGGTGACATCGCCGCAGCGTTTGGACATCATTGCGAAGACGGCAATTGCGACCAAAGGGAACGTGTTAGTCCTCTTCAATTTTGTCGAAAAACATGGAATTCCATTATTCGAGCGCATACAACATCTTGTGGTAGGACGTGATGTGCATTTCGTCCATGGCGGCGTTCCGAGTGATGAACGTGAGCGCATTCGGCTCTGGGTAGAACAGAACGATAATCAAATCATTGTGGCGTCGTTCGGGACGTTTTCAACGGGTATAAATATTCCTAATCTCTCAACGCTCATCTTTGCAAGCCCGGCGAAATCAAAGATACGTGTCCTACAGTCCATAGGGCGTACGTTACGATTGTCACAGGGTAAAACCCATGCGACTCTATTGGATTTTGTTGATGATCTTCGGGTGGGTAGGACGGTGAATCATGTGTTTCGACATGCGGAACAACGTGTTCAATATTACGCATCAGAACGATTTCCATACACCTTGCATGAGTATGATGTCGAAATGTGGTTACGACTGTTATCTAGAAATGACGCCAAAACGCTTCAGAGCGCGCCTAGTGATGCCGGAGATAGCAAAGAATGGTAAGGGTGCGGAAATATTTTTGGCACGCTTAGGACGCAAGCCAGACACCTAGAATTGAAGGGACGAGGTTTTATTGATCAAAACACCTGCGGCACAGTCCGCCTACGGAGATCAGAATATTGGATCTAGATCAAGAACTTTAGAACTTAAATTGGATCTAGTATTCTATAAGACCCCTATCCC